CGGGCTTCCGCTACGCTCCAGCCCGAAGCACAGCGCATCTCTATCCCGCTACCTTGTCCAGCAAGCTGCCACAGATGGGCCAGAGTTAACTGCCACAAGTGGGCCAAGATTACTTGCCAAACCCACCGGAGAGCCCGAGCCAGAGCGGGCCGGTCATTTCGCTTCCCACTCTCAACCTCCAATACCTCTTCAACGAGGATCCACTCCCCGCCATTGAGGTATCCAGCAACCGCCGCGCGCTGCGCCTCCAGGCCTAAACCGCTGGATCCCTGCTGCGCCGTCGACACCCTCAGGTAGCTCACGAACTTTCCAGCTGCCATCGCTTTTTCCCTCTCCGTTACATTCCTTCAACGTCCGTAGAGAGAACGTAACACCACGCCTTGGCGATAGCAAGCGATTTTGCTTTCCTTTGTATATCGGTGTAATATCTACACGATTCCGTTTCGATAATTAAACGAATCACACTCAACCCGCTCCAAAGGAGAATCCACAGTGATTTGCCAATTCCCAAACGTCACTCAGATGACCAATTCAACACTTTCTCCCCAGCTGACATTTTCTGCCGCCTTCGAAGAGTGGATCTCTCGCCGCGTGATCCACACCGCGGGAGCCCGAACGAATGCGCGTTACATCTCGCCACGCACAGAAAAGGACCTTCGCCAGTACGCCCGCGCGACCGGGCTCTTCTTCGGAGGCTTTCGTCTTGAGGAGATCAACGCCAGCCATTTTCATCGGTATCATGTGCTGCGCGCTACCAACCCTCCTGATGCCGACGGCAATCTCTACCTCGAGCGAAACGGCGACACGGTTGGGCCGTTTGCCTCCCCGGAACTGGCAGAGAAATGGTCAGACGAGCATGGGCGCGGCTGGATATTGCAGCAGACCCGCTGGATGCGGGCCGCCAGCGCGAATCTGATCCGCAAGGAAGTGCAGACAGTGATGCGGGTGATGCGGGCCGCGGGCGCGTGGACACTACACCACGAGGAGGTCTACGAGCCCCTCCAGCCGGTCCAGAATGACATCCAGCGCGCGATGAATCCAGAAGAGCAGCATCGATTCCTGCAAGCCGCCGGCTCGCGGACGGAATGGCAGCTGGTGTACTGGTGGTCATTGGTTGCACTGCAGACGACGGCCTCGACGAACGAGCTGCGGATGCTGCGCCTCGGCGACGTCTTCCTTGACCAAGGAACAATCCAGATCCGAAGCGCCGGCGCGAAAAATAAGTTCCGGATCCGGACGATCCCCTTGCAAACGCCGGAGGTTGTTTGGGCGCTGGAAAATCTTATGCGGCGGGCCCGGCAGCTGGGCGCCGGTGGCCCACACTGCTGCCTGTTCCCGTTTCATCTACACCACGACAAGTACGACGTGCTGCGTCCAATGAGCCCGTGGGGCCTTCGCAAGCCATGGGAGCAGGTTCGCACCGCGGCGAAAGTTCCATGGCTGCGACCGTACGATCTGCGCCACACGGCGATCACACGCATGGCGGAATCCGGCGTCCCCATTCAGGTGATCATGAGCTTTGCGGGCCACATCAGTCCAACGATGCAGCAGCACTACACCGCGATTTCCATGGAGGCGAAGCGTCGGTGGGCCTCCACAGCATGGGAAAGTTCGCCGTCGCCGCAAGATTGGCGCCAACAGGCAATAATCGCGGGCTGGACTCCACAACATCCGCCTCAGCCGTCCCCAGCGCTCCCAACGTGGCAGGAACAAGCAATGGCGGCAGGATGGAATCGTCAAGCCCCGGTGAGCGACGACGGCCAAGCCCTGTTACAACAACGAAACGAAGAGTGGCCACGCATCGGAAGGGCCTAAGCCACGCGAAGGGAAAAATACCTCCCTGCTCGTTCACCGCGCAAGAAAATCAACATCCCGTTGACAAGCGATTCGAATTCGATAAAGGCTGGGCCTCCGGGTTCTGAAACCCTAGGGGCCCAGAACCTTTAAAACTCGCCCCCTTTCCAGCTTTGCTCTTTCGCCGCAGACTACTCCTCTGGCTCCTTAGCCCCACTAGCGACATTCTCGAGCACCTCGCCGCGGCCGTCGGCGTCGCCGAGTCCGCATACCAACTGCTCCAGCGTCACCCTGCCATCATGCTCAATGCGGTCCGTAAACAGCTTCTGGTACCGCCCCAGCCGTTCCAGATTTTGCCCCTTCTTCGCCATCACAATTTTTCTAATGCGACCCGTGTCCGGATCGATCTCGACCGATTCAACGGCCGCCCGCGTTACCTCGTCGAGCTTGTGCACCGGTACCAGTTTTCCAAGCTCATCAAACAGCCTCCCAGGGTCGAAATAGGAAAGCTTCGCGAGCTCACTGAGCGTGCGAGCGGCCGTAATATCCAGCTTCTCAACGCGGCGCGCGTTCCGTTCCGCAAGCGTGCGCGAGACCTTAACATTCCTCAACAATCGGGAGCCCGCAGCCTCTGCAGTCTTCTCCGAATAGCCCGCGGCGATCGCTGCACGCGTAGCATTCCCGTCAACTAGGTATTCCGCGATAAATATCGCCTGTTTCGGTGTCAGCACTTTTCTCCTCCATCCATCACCATTCGAGTGAATCCTGCGCCTCTCGCCTCGACGCCGTTCGCAGACTGCGCTCCCTGCTCGCCGCCCTTCGCGAAACCTTCATTCCGCCATTTCGCTTCGGGATTGTGTCTCGCAGTGCCCGCCGTATCGCTTCCTCAACCCACGCTGCATCACGCTCCCATTCTTCAGCCAACCGCATAATCGAACGGCCTCCGGCAAACTGCATTGCTACCACCTGCGCCGCGCCCAGCTCATCGTCGCTCACGAGAACGTCGCTAACGTCGCTCAAAAGTTTCCTCTCTTCCTCCCAGAGTCTCAGGCCGCCGATGCATTTCGACGGCTAGGCCTTGTACCTCTGTACGATGGAAACCTCCTCAGCAACTCGTCCTCCGAACCGCCTGTCACCTCCATCCACTCAGGCGCCCAACGCCAGAACTCTTCAATTTCCCTTCTTCGGCGTTCAGCGCAAGTCAGGATCGCCGGCGGCGCGAGTAGCACCTCTATCCCGCTCGCCCCCCCGTCGCATCGCGGAAAACGCTCTGAGCTGCTCGCGCTCTGGCCAGCAACCTTTTTGGACCTCATAGCCTTGCCCTCCTCTGCTGAGCCAGCCGCTCCTGATCAATCGGCCACAGCTCTGGTTTGTCCCAGTGCCCCTCGCCATAGAACCGGCGCTGGCCCCATACGAACCGCAGCAGATCGCCCCAGCTGGCGTAGACGCGATGTGCCGCGATCATGCGATCCGCCATAGCGATCAGCGCCTGCTCCTCGAGCGGTTTGACGCGCATGGCGAGCTGTCTTCGAATCGCACGCTTCGTGCCTTCAGCTGTTGAGCCAATAGCTTCGGAGACCCGGTCCGCTTCACGTCGGATGACCGTCGACTCTTCGCCGTGCCCTGCCTTTGCTCGGATCCCCGATGAGAATTCGGAATTCAAGTAGCTCTCCCCCTCCGCATGCGGAGGGGGTAGGGGGTTAGGTTCACCTGACGGATCAGTGACGGATACTCCATATAGGGGGTGTGGGGGAATGTCGTCACTGTCACCCTTTTCGGGCGTCACTGTCATGCTTTTCTGCACCGGTGTCACCCTTTTCCGCTCTGGAACCGTGACAGCCTGACACCCTTTCGGAGGCCATGCTTCCTCGGTTGCCGGCGCGCTGGTCGCCGGCGAAACAGTGACATCCTGACACCCTTTCAGCTTCGCCACATTGATCCTGTACTGGGTGTGATACTCGGCCAGCTCGTGCCGGCGGGCGCCACGCTTGGGGCGACCGCCACGGCGCTGCAGCACCGCGATCCAGCCTTGGCGCTCCAACTCGACAACCGCCCGGATCACGGTGCGCTCCGAAAAGCGCGTACGGCGTGCAATCAGCGCATTGCCGGGGAAACAGTTGCCGCCGTTGTCGTCGGCCGAATTCGCCAGCACCAACAAGACCGTCGTCAGCGTTGCATCGTCAGGCCCGTTGTCCCACACGTCTGCCATTACTCGTACGCTCATTGCTCTCTAGCCCCTCCGCAGTTCATTTCCAATACTCTTTTCGCTTCCCTTCGGCGGTCCGACACAGACCCCGGACGAGAGCCAATGAGGGCTTCGAACCCCGGCCAGTCCGATGTGGCTCGTCCATCCGTTCGGTTCTGATCCCACTCCTCAAACTCCGCCCTCTTATCGGGCGGCAATAAGCTAATCGCCCGAAACACCTTGTCGAAGTACTGCAGCAACGCCTCCCGTCTCTCACGTCGCAGGTCACCCGCCGGTCTTCTCATTCCTCTCCTCGCACCAAATGCAGCGGCCCCGTCTGCATGCAGACGAGGCCGGGTTAATCAATTCGCGTTCTAAGTCAAATTCGAAGTTAGAGTTCTAGGGGCCGTCAATGGATATGGCCTGTAAGGACCCCCTCGTACCACTCCTTCAGACTCTGCGGATCAACATCTCCATTCGTGTAGTCCCAGAGGAAGCGCGTCGTCGACGCGGGCTGCGAGAGCGGAAGCCCGAAGGCGTATCCAGCCGTGTTGGCCGCGGTCTGCAGAGCATGCTTGCTCACCGGCTCGCCAGCGGCCAGGTGATAGGCGTCGCTGGTCGTAGTCACGAAACTCCGTCCAGCGTCTTCAAGCGGAGTGAACTTGTAGTCGCGGCCCTCCGCCAGAGAGCTCGCCAGGTCACGGAATACAGGCAGCCCTGAAACCATGCCCAACGCTGTCTCTTCGGCCGTCCTTTTTGCAAACCCGCCGAGCGTGTTGTCCTCATCGCTGCCCTGCCGCGTGCTCCAAAATGCGTGTGCGATCTGAGGGAGCACGAAATAGAACCAGCTCCGCGCCAGTAACCGCGGCATGTCGCTCACACTTCCCTGGCCGGTGAGCATCTTTTTCCACCCCATGCCGAGGTCACGTTCGCGCTGATACACGTGGTTCCAGTAGCTGTAAAACAGAGTCGCCAGAGACAGCGGCCCCTTATCCCGCTGGATCTGCGCGAGGTCCTTCACGCCGCCGCCGCCGTGGGCGTTGCGCACCGTACGGTTGGCGTAGTCGATCGCATCGTCTTCGGAGAGGTTCAGGCCGCCGTCCGGTTCCTTTGCCATGCCCTTAAGGTAGGCTCCCACCCAGGTTGGAAGCGCGCTGGCCATATCGCTGATCATCACGCCTCGATACGCAAACTTGCGCACCTTGTCGAAGAGCTGCGTCGCGGCCGTCGGCGAGCGGAACGACTCCTGATGGCGGTTGATCTCGTCGATCGCTTCGTGCAGGTTGCGGTCCGCCTCATCCATGCGGTGGGCCATCTCCGGGCTACGCTCGTAGACGAAATCCCGCGTCGCCTTCACTCGATCGATGCCCATAAACTGCTCCGCGCCCTTCATGAACCACTTCGGCCCCAGTTCCCCCATCGAGTTCGAAAGAGCGGTCGTGCCGTGCGTAAGGATCGTCGTCGCCCGGAAGCCGACACCCATCATCGTCGCGTTGGAGCGGACACGTCGCAGGATGCCCTCCCACGCCGAGTCCATCGTGCTGTCAAAGACTCGATTGTTTGCCATTGCCTGCAGCCACGGCCGCAACTGCTTCGTATACTGCCGCCCCCAGGTTTGGTTAATCTCGTCCTTCAGCCCCTGATCGCTCAGGATCTTATTCAGGTCGACGATCGCCTCGCGCCATGCCAGATCATGCGTAACCTGATCCAGATGCCGCGCAATCACATTCAGCGAGAAGCTGACGGGCCCGACGTAGCCAGTGCGTTCGATCGTGTGTCCGTCGTTCGTTGAGGGTTTCGCGTAGTTATTCTCGAAGAGCCGGTCAGCGTTACGCTCGCTCTTTCGCTCGATGTTGCGGTCCAGAAACGAGTCATAGACCATCGGATAGTAGCCGCCGCGGTAGGTTCCCCACTTGGTTTGCAGCGGCGCCGCTTCGATCATCTTCGGCGTTACTCCGGTTAAGCGGCGCTGCTGATTCTCGATGTCCTGCCCGTAGCTGCCAACGTGATCCCACGCGCCCTGGACGAAATCCATCTCCGGTTTTGAGAGCAGCCGATTGATGGCACTTACAACCTCGTATTCCTGCCACTTGTAGTACTGCAGCATCTTGGCCTTATTGCTGGCGTTGCCCATGTTCAGCGCCGCGCTGAGCAACTCCTCGCGATACCACTGGTTGCCCCTTCCGGGACGTGGCATCTCCGGTACATCCAGGGAATCGTCCAGATTGATCTTTGCGCCGTGCAGCACTTCCCCGATAGACCTGAGCGCTGCGCCGGATTTCGCCCGCATCGCCCTTTCGGCCGCCTCAGCATCGGAAGCCATTTTAAAAACGCGGGCCCATCCCCCGTTGATCGGCGCTTCTCTTAGGCCTGCGTATTTGCCGGCGCCCCACCACTGGAAGAGCTGCTCCATCTTCAGCAGAACGGCATCCAGAGAGCGTATGCCACTCTTCAGATCCAGAAACTTCGCGCTCATCTTCGTCAGGCCGCTGCCATGCTGCAGATCTGCGCGGACGTCGCGATTCTTGTCGTGCGGCAGTTCCGCAAGAGGAGCCTTCAGCTCCTGCAGCAACGCGTCGAGCTCTACCTGCTTGCCGCTCATGGTCGCCGACTGCTCGCGCCGGCCGAGGTAATCGAGCGACTTCACGGCGTCGCGAAGATCCCCCAGCTGGGTTGGCGTCATGTCCTTCCAGTGCATGCGGCCGAGGTTGGCCATTACCTCATCACTCACCGAGGGCATGACGCCGTTTTTGTCGTAGTAATCATTCACCCAGGCATTCAGCGGGCGTGGATCATCCCCATGCACGTCTCTGGCGCCCAGCTGATATCCGGCCACGAGCTCGTTGATTCGGTCCATGAAATCAGCGCCCACGGCCTTCGCTGTCGATTTCGAGGGATCGGCAAATTTACTCAGATAGGCGAGCTGCGTTTCCGCCTTGTCACGTACACGCTGAGCCTCTCGTGCCAGCGCGTTCTGCAAAAGCTGACTCCGCTTCGCCTGCGCCGCCGCGGCGCTGTCACCACGCTTCATCGCGTCCATCGCCTCGCGCGCCGCCCGCGCCTCAGCCGCTTGGTAGTCACGCGGGGTAATATCCCCGATCGGCTTGTCCGCCAGCATCTGCCGCGCTGCGCTCTTGGCCGCCGCCAGAAGGTCCCTAACCGGGCGCGTCGTTTTCTCCAACGCCCGCAGCTCGACACCCACAAACCGCGCCCTCGCCTCGTTATGGAGCGCCCGCTGGATCGCCACCTCACGCTGCTCCGGCGTGTTCATATCGCCGTAACGCTCCAGCATTCGCTGGTCTGTGCGCGCATCGATCTCTTCCTCGATCGGGCGCGCGTCGGCGATCTGCCTCACCATCTGCTCGCCGTTGTCAAAGCCGAACATCGGCGCAATCAGGTCCGGATCCGTACCACCTTTCTTCATCATGCTGCCGAGCTTGCCCAGATCTGGCTTCTCTCCGGGAGCGCTCTCCGGGAACATCGCCTTCACCCTGTCGGAATCGAGCTTGTGCCCTACCAGCGCCTGAATATCCTCGCCGTCCTCACCGCGCAGTTCGCCCGCCTTCAAGAATCGTTGCGCCCGGTAAAGGTCGCTGCCGGCAACTTCCCCGGCCGCCTCGCCGCGCTCGACGTCCCGCAGCGCATCATGTTGGCGCTGCATCTCCCGCATGAGGCGGCCGCGGGCGTTCTGCAGCCATTGCATCTGCCGAATACTCGCCGCACTCAATTCGGTTGCCGCCTGATCGCTTGCCTCGCGATGCATCGCCTGGTAGGCTGCCCACTCGTCTCCATTCATGCCGGCTTCCTCGGCCGTCCGGAACATCGGAACCATGTTCTGGATCGCCTCACGCTCGCGTATCGCATCTTCCGAGGCCAGCATCCGATCCATGACTTCGCGAACTTCCCCGGTCATCAGCGGCAAGTCCTTGCCGTGCTCGCGACGGTAAATCGTGTTGACTTCGTCGCGGATCGAGACGTACACGCGCTTCAGCCACTGCGCAAAGCGCTGGAACACGCCTTCCGTCTCCACGCTTGGCGCTTTCCCCTCTGCCAGATACTTCTCGAAGTTGTAGGCAAACTGCTCATGGAATGGCCGCTGCTCCTCCAGGCTCATCCCGTGCCACGCGTCGAGGTCTTTCACACCGAACCACTTCAGCAGCGACGCCATATCCGCCTTCACTTCCGGTGGCGCGTCCGACTGTCGCGCCAGATCCCCGTAGACACTCAGGAAGTAATGCGAGGTCTCATGCAGGAAGGTGCTCATGTCGGCTTTCTGGCCGAGCATGGTCGTCAACGTCGAAGGGTCGAAACCGCCGCGCGCTTTCCCGGAGCCCTCGCCGGCGCCGGGGACTGGCCTACGCGGACCTGTCTCGCTGGAGTGAAGCTCGGTGTTGAACGTGGGCTGATTCTCGCGATCCCAGCCTTTCTCCTCGAGCTTAGACGTCGGGTAGTCGACGTACTGCAGCTCCGCGCCCGGTCTATAGTCCTCGGCGTACTTGCGGTTCGTGGAGAACCATGCAGGCCCCTCGTATCTTCCCGGTGTCGCGCTTCCGTGATAAAGGCGCGTCATCCCTTCCGGCACTTCACCCGGTTCGCCCTGATGCAAAATGTTAGCGTCCGTCGCGTCGAAGGTGCCACGGTTCCCAATGGCCGACTTAACTTGCTCCGGCGAGAACGCGGCGATCGTTCCCGACTCGCCTTTTGTATTCAGATTCGGAAATTCGATTCCATCGTGGCCCAGCTTCTTTGCCTTGGCGATCTCCTTCGCCATTTTCTCGGAGTCGTAATACTTCATCTTTGAGATGAATGGATTTTCCACGCGAAGATAGACCGGCAGCACCTGCGCGCCACCGGCATCGCCGGCGCCCATGACCGCAGCAGAATGATCTGCTGTCTCTGGATTCCGGCTAAAGAAGAGCGCCTTTTCCCCTGCAGCGCCGCGGCCGGCTCCAGCTTTCGAGAGGTCGAACTGATCGAAACTCTTCGCTGTTCCGTGGTAGACAACCTGCGGATTGCCTTCACCGTCCAGCACCTTCGAATCGCCAAACCACTGCTTAAACTCGGGAGACGCGACTTGCCCCTGATTCAGCAGTTCGTCCGGCCGCCCTGCTGCCGCCCGCTGGATCGTGTACCGGTACCGATCGTAGAAAGCCTCCGGAGTCATATTGGCGCGCTCAGCCTGCGTCGCCACGAAGTCCCGCACGAACTGCGCATTGGTTCGCGCCATGTCGTTCGGCATCGTCTCTGTCGCCCTGATCTGGCGAAAGACATCGTCCTCTACGTTTTTTGCACTCTGCGCAAAGGCCACGTTCGTGGCCATCTGCTGACCAGCAGCCTTCCGCGCCTCGTCAAACTTCGCCTGCGCATCGTTCAGGTATTCGGCAGATTCCTGCGAGCTCATCGCGTCTGGATCCATGCGCATGTGCGGCAACATCGCCTTGCCCACATCGGTTCCCGCCAAGCGCGCCGCATATTGCTCGGTGGGGATCTCCACGTCGCCGCCCGTCGCCGCGGCTTCGTTCACCTGAGCGGTTAGCCCTGGCATCACTCGCTCGACGCGCTCCGGATCCAGACTGCTTTGCGCCAGCACGTTGGCCATCTGCTTACCGTCCACGTAAATGGTCTCGGCCGGCGTTCCCTGCGCCTGTGCCGCGATATAGCCTTCGTAGCTTGCGGGGTTGCGCTCCCGCACCTTACTGTCCGCCGCATTGTCATGGAGGGCCGTAAAGAACTCCTGAGCCTGCTGCGCATCCCGCGCCCGCGCCATATCCGCTCCGAAAGCCAACATGCCCGTCGCCGCGTGCAGGGTACCAATCGTCAGCGCGCCATTTACGAATGCCTGACCCAGCGCGCGGCCGGCAGCAGTCCGCCCCTCGTCGGTCTCAAGATCGAACTTGCCCGTATCGTGCAGCTCGGCCGCGTTGAGAGCCACCTGGTTGGTCAGCTCCTGACCAGCCATCAACACGCCGCCCTCACCGCTCGAGGCCAGGAATCGCCCCACCGCCGACTTCACAGCGCTATTCACCGTCGGTTGAGTCATGGCGTCAGCAATCTCCACGCCGGCAGCCTTGGATATTGCGTCGCGCGCAGCAGCACTCAGAGCCGTCACGCCCGGCATGTCACCCACAAGCTTGGCGCCCCCGACCTGCAGGCCGGCATTAATGAGACCCACGCCGGCGGACGCCCACTTCGCCGTATCGTGGCTTACCCCTTTATCGAGCATGTCGAGATAAGCGTTGCCTCCAGCCATCGTGTAGGCTCGCTCGCCCATCATGATCTCGGCACCGGCCTTCGCGCCCTCAATCGCACCGCCCGGCACTGACACCTCAGCAAACGGGCCGCCCAACAATCCGATCCCTCCCCCGACCACGCCGCCGACTGCCGCGCCGCCGGCAACATGCCAGCCTTGAGGAACCAGCGTTCCCGCCATATTCGAGAGGCCCCCGAGCAGCGTTCTCTGAGGTCCAAGCTCCTGCAGTCGCTGGTCGATCTCCCGAATACGACTCCAATCGCCCGGTGTGGCGCCGCCTCCCTTAGCTTTGTCGCCCAACACCCCGCGCTCATACTGCAGGTGTCCCGCCTCGTACTGGTTGGCTATGTCAGGGCCCGCATTGTCGATGGTGTTAAAGAGCTTCTCCGTCGCGCTCAGGTTATCGATCTGATCGTGAGCGATTGCCGCGAAATTCGGATCCTCCAGCTGCTGCCGCAAGACCGGGCTACTGCCCGTGGCTACATGGACCAGCGCGTCCTGCACGTTCGCTTGCCGACGAAAATCCATCAGGTTGCTTTGCACGAGCTGAGGACTGACCCCAAACCGCTGCGCAAGCCTCTGAGCCTCGCCCGTCTCGTCCGGGTTATCCCCGGCGGTAACGGCCAGATTCTGGCCGATCTGGCGCTGCTGACTCGCTAGCCCGGCGTAATAGGAATCAACAGGGTCCGGCTGCTGTGCGACGGGTGCGACGGGCGATGGCGTTGTACCCATAAAGGCTCCGTGAAACGTAAGTGGTTTTCTAAATGGAAAGGGCGACCCAAAAGGTCGCCCCAGATCTCTCCCGGACGCGCTACGATCGCGCCTGCATCAGCGCCTCGCATTGCCGACGCAGTTCCTCCGCTCTCTCCGCTGACAAAACGTGCGATCTCCGGTTCTGAACCGGCTGCGCTCCGTGAGCCTCCGCCAGGTCTTTCAGGTCGACCAGATCCAATGTTCCGTCCACCGATCCGCACACTCCCGACGTCATCCGCACCATGCCAATGGTCGCCAGCATCGCCAGCAATCGCTGGATCGTCACCACATCCAAACCGGTTTCAGCCGCCAGAATTCTCAACGAGTAGCTGCACTCGTCGCCGTGAGCCTTTCTGGAGAGGTTCGCGTACAGCACCACGCCATGGGCCCCAATGATGGGTTGGTAAACGTCGTAGAGTTCGTTATCTTGCCAGCAAAAGCCCGGCCTCCGTGCGTCCATGAACTCTTCCGAGTTCGGCTGCTGCGTGACGAGCGACAGTGTTGCACTCATGAAAAGGCTCCTGAAACGTAAGGTTCGAAATCCCCGTGGAATAAGCTGATCGACCGAGGCTCCAATAAAAAGGCGACCCGAGAGGTCGCCCGCACTGAAGAATTTACCCTGCCAAACGCTCACTGCTTCGGCATGCCGAAGTGCACCCAATCGTCCGCGATGCCCTGCTCCGAGATGGGAAGTCCGTTCTTAAATCTGCTCAGCTCGTATTGCATCTTGCGACTCGGCGGGATATCCGCCAGGTACACCTTTTGGCCGCCCGACATCACGTAGGTCTTACCGAGATCCGCGGGAGCTACCTGCGAGAGTGGCCGCTGCTGGCCATAGTGCAAGTCATCCTGGTTAATGAGCGGCGTCTTACCTATCGCCATCTTTCCGATCGCGGCCCACGGTAGAATGCGTGCCCGCTCCACAAAGACATCGTTTTTCAACTGGCTGTTGAGCACGTTCTGCCATTCATCAGGCCTCAGCTTTCGCCCCAGAGCCGTTTGCATCGAAGTCGCAAGGTCATCGACGCTTCCTCGCATCTGTAACACCTTTTGCTTATCGTCGTCAGACTTCGGGTTGAGCAGGTTAGTGAAGTTGTTCTCGAGCAGCGCATTGCGGAACATCGTGTCCTGCACCTTCGCTTCCGGCAGATTGTCCGCGTTCTGCTGCAGCTCCGTTGAATTTTTCAGGAGACTCATGAAGGTACCCGGCTTCAGGTTCTGATAGTTATCCTTCACGAATGCCGGCGTCCGCTGCTCCGGCGGCATCGAGTAGTACTTGATCTGCGTGTCCAGATCGGACTTGGCCAGCTTGTCCTCGTCCTGCATATCCTGCAGCCCCTGCTGGTCGCTGGGACGCAATGGAACCTTCAGGGTGGGTGGCATCGCATCGTAGTTGTTGCCGTTCTGCACCATCCAATCGACGGCATTCTGTTTAGCTTCGTCGTATTTCTGGTTCTGAAGGGTCCGCGTACGGTCGTATTGCGATCCCAGTTTCGCGATCGCGATATCCTTCACTCGATCCGTTGCATCGCTGTCGTTGATGTAGGCAAGGCCTTTTTCAAACTGCTCAGGCTCCGTAAGGTCGTCGGTATTCTTCGACGCCGGGGTCGAGGTGCGCGGATCAATCCAGTTGCCATTCGGATCCTTCATTGCCCAATGAAGCACCGGACCCGTTGCATTTCCACTCTTTCCAGTCAACGCGACAATGGCGCCCTGAGTAACTTGCTGACCCGGCTGGTAGTTCGCCACCGCAAGGTGCGCGAAACCCTCCACGTTTCCGTTTGGGTAGGTGATCTCCATCGAAAGGCCGCCTCCAAACTTATCGTCATTCCAGACCTTACTCACGGTCCCGTTGGCCGGCGCTTGGACTTTAGTCCCGACCGGAACAGCGATATCGATGCCATCGTGCACCCGGCCGTCGAATCGCGGTAAGCCCATCGTCGAAGTGATCGAGCCGTCCGTTACAGGCAGCAGTCGCTGCTGCGCCACATCCTGCGCGCCGACGGCAATCTGCGCCGCCGCGGTTGCCAACAACGCACCCTTTTGGCTGTTATGGCCCTCCATCACCATGTTTCCCAAAGCTTCCGCAGCGCGTTCGTCGACCTCGCCGGCAGCAATCGCCTGATCGAGATATTGCTGCGCTTCGGGGTACTGCTCTTTCTGCGTCATCCGCATAATGACGCCTTGCGTTAGAGCTGTTGTTTTTTGCTTTACCAGCGCCTGAGCCTGTGGACTGTCAACCGGCTGACCAAGCAACGCTGCCGCCTGCTGCGCTTCATGCACGGCGGCGGCTTTGTTTATCGCAAATGTCCCGCCAGGCTTTTGCCAGTCCGCATAACCGTTCGCTGCCTGTTGGATTAAGCTGTCCGCCCTATCGTTGGCGGCCTGCGTTCCGTACTGGATGTTTTGCTGGATCCGATGGTCTTCGACCTGCTTTCCAAACTCGACCAAATGCGGAGTCGCCATCTGCGCAAACGCACGCTCCTGAAGGGGATTGACCAAGCCAGCCTGAGCATCCTGTTTTGCCTTTACGATGGCCGCCTTCGCCGGATCCGCGCCGTTGATCGCATCCAGTCCCAGGGAGCGGGTATACCGCGCTAAGATATCGTTCGCGTTGCCCAGAAACGCCGTTTCAGCGTTTCTTACGCTGGCTTCGTCAAAAGTTTCCTGCGTGCGATCGACAATCTCGTTACCCAGGCGCGCAGCGGCCTCTCCAGTCTGGGAAAGCATTTGTCCCGTCTGCTGCAGCAAGCTCGGCGCAGAATTCCTCATTGGGCTGACCCATGGCCCGGTCGCCGGCGTCATCGGCGTTTCACCCTGATTCACACTAGGCGCAAAGCTGTCAGGCACACTCAAGGGCATTCGTTTTATCCTCCACCGGTTCATCACCGGAAATGTTTCGTTCCTACTGAATCGTGCCGCTTTCCTCCGAATCGACCGATGCCTTAAAGTCAGCAATCGCTTTTTCGCGGGGCGTCTCGGTTGGCTCGGATGTTGCCAGTTCGCGCGCCCGCAACGCCTCTCGCGCGGTATTCGCGTTTATGCCCAATACGTTGCCAGCCTTGTCTACGCCAGTCGCGATGCCGCCCGCTACCGAACCAGTCGATGCAGGCAGCACGATGGAATTCCTTTCCACGCGCCCGCGGTTTATCAGCTCCATGTCTTCCTCAAAGCGATTGGCAGCCTCGATATCTTCAGGTGTTTCCTTTTCGTTCGACATTTCAGTCATTCCCTCCGATGCCAGCGTAACTCCGCTTCTGCTCACCACAGGTAGATCTCCCCAACAACCCCCAGCCAAACCACCGCTCTACCTGAGCGCGAGACACGTCACCACATCCAGCAATTCCCTCCGCATCGCGATCCGTCAGGGCCGCCGGCGATCCCAAGCGCACAGGCCCCTCAGTGCGAGAACTCCGATCCGCATGGCCGGATCCGTCCTTGAGCTGAAAGACCAGCACAGGCCGGCCCTTCTTCGTTTTCGTGAATCGCTCTACTTCGCCGCGGCGCGCTCGAAATTCAAAACATGCGATCTCATCCTCAGCGATCGAAGCGATCTGTACGCCTGCAGCGTTGTGTAAAACAGCCCGAGATTTACCTAGTGACACACACGTCTCCCGTCCTCGTGTTGGCCGTGGAATGCGCTTGGCCGTGCGCCTATTTTGGCCGCTTTCCTCTCAATCAAAGCCTTGCTTCGATTAATTCGAAATTCAGCGCGTTGATCTCTTCCAGCTCCGTGCTATATTTCAGCCGGAAGTACGGTGACATGACAATGGGCATGTCATGGCACAGGAGGAAAGATGAGCCATCAGGGCACACCCCGTTTCGGAGTCCATGCAACAAAAGGCAGAGAGATTGCCTCTCAGATCCTTCCCGCGATGCCAGTCAGGATCCGCCTCCTCAGCGCCGAGCGGGTGAGTTACACGCTTGAAACATGGGGCGCCCCGCCGACCGCGGACGCACCGGCGGCGATTAAGGCCGCAGAACCACATGGCGGCGCAAGCCTACAGTTTTGGCGGACTCATGACAGCAACAGCCAACTGGGCGCCGAAGAAGGTACCCCCGTATTCCGAGCAAGCTATTCGCGAAAAGATGATCATCGTCCGCGGCGGAGCTTCGACGAGAGCTGGGACGCCTATACACTTCGCGCGGCCTTTGAGCACCTTACGAGCCCCAAAGATGCGTTAGCATTTTTAAACACTCTCGGCTGCCCCTTCAGAACACTGCGAGACGAGCCCAGTGACCTCTGGCTCCTGACATGGTCGGAATTGAAAGAATGGCAAAGGATGGTGCGTGCTTTACGTCGCACCGATCCGTTGGCAGGATGGCTGGGAGGGTTTCCCCATCTGGGCAAACGTGGAGTTAGCCGCGACGAAGATTTCCTTCTTTACCACAAGGTATACGAGGAAGACGTCTCCGAATTAATTTCAGGTGCCTCGGATGAGACTTACCAGTTGATGCAGGGAATCCCCCCGCAGATCGTGATTCGGAGAGACATGTATCTGTCACGCGCGGATATCGAAGAAATCTGCTCAACCGTCGAAAAAAGCTTCCCAACCCCTGAATCGCGCATTCCCGACTCTCGCGGCTGGCATTTTACTCAGTCACTTTTCAAGCACCGCAAAATGGACAAAGCTCGCGGAACCCCAGAACTCAAACAGAAGCTCATCGCAGAAATCTTCGCGACTACCCCGCTCGATGCAATTCTGGCTACCATCTACGTAGACAAGCTGCGCGGATGCGACCTTCAGGTTTGTGCGCTGAAAGATTGCGACAACACGTTCGAGTCGTCGGATAGCCGCAAGATGTATTGCTCGCAGGCCCATGCTCATCTGGCCTCCGTACGACACAAACGCGAGGAAGCCCGCAAGACACAGAAGCCAACGAAGAAGCTGCGCAAAGCCAGCTGATCACGCTCTCAGGCCATAGCTGGCGGGTGGGGCATCTTCGCGAGGACTCGCTGCACTTGAGTTGGAAACCACTCGCCGACGCCGCGCGGCGTTTCAATTCCCCGCGCATTGAGATCCGCCGCAATCGCGCGCAGTGACCTGGTCCCGCGTTCAAAAATGTAGCTGATCACTGGTAACAGATCCTCGGTACGCTTAGCGGCTTTAGCTGCCCGCACAGCCGCGCCGGCGGCACTTCCCTTCTTACTGAGCGCTGCAAATTCAGCAGCTGGGCCGCGCAGGCCTCCGAGCTTCACTCCACGCGCCTTTGCCGCAGCCAGAGCCGCCTTCGTTCGTTCCGAAATAGCCTTCGCCTCACTCTGCGCAACCGCGGCCAAGATGTGCACGGTTAGCTCATTCGCCGATGGATTGTCTACAGCAATGAAGCTGATGCCCGATTCCATTAGCCCGGAGATGAAATGCAGGTTGCGAGCCAGGCGGTCCAACTTCGCGATGACGAGAGTTGCACGGTGGATCCGGCACAGCCGAACCGCTTCAGCGATCGCTGGGCGATCGTTGCGCTTGCCGCTCTCAACCTCGACCACTTCCCTGACGAGCATCCAGTTGCCGCCGTTCATGTACCGGCTCACGGCTTCACGCTGAGCCTCGAGCCCGAGACCGCTCGCGCCCTGCCGCGCCGTCGAAACGCGCAGATAGCTGACAAACTTGCCATTCGCCATGATCCCAAGTCCTCCGTAACGCAATCCCCAACGTTCGATGGGGATGATGTTACACCCTATTCCAACGCCTGAACACTTTCTTTTGTATATCGGTGCGATGGCGTTTAATAATTGGAGCGAAGGCGGTACGCAACGAAATGGCTCGCTTGAAAGTCTCTCCAGGGTTCTCGTTTCCCGAAGACGCTGTGACATCAACCATCTTGACCTACGGCGGCAAAGGGATGGGCAAGTCCAACTCCGGCGCCGTATTTCTCGAAGAGCTCTCCAAGAACGGTCTCCGCTGGTCTGCTCTCGATCCGATGGGTGTCCTCTGGGGCCTGCGCTATTCCGCCGACGGCAGGGGCAGCGGCATCGAGTGTCTGATTCTTGGCGGCCCACATGGCGACATCCCGATCGAGCCGACAGGCGGCACGGTTGTGGCCGACCTGGTCGTAAACGAGAGCGTCAACGTCATCATCGACTTTTCACGAAAGCGCTCTGGCGAGATGTGGGGTGTAGGCGAGCGTGTCCGCTTCGTCAACGATTACGGCAAGCGCCTCTACCAGCTGCAGGGCAGCCTTATCGACGGCAAGCGCCACGAACCTATCTTTCAGTTGATCGATGAAGCCGCGCGTTTCATGCCGCAAACCATCCGCCAAGGCGAGGTCGACGCCGCGAAGTGCCTGAGCACCTGGGCCACGATTGTCGAAGAAGGCCGCAATGTAGGTATCGGCGTGGGACTCCTCACGCAGCGCAGTGCACGCCTCAACAAGGACGTTGCGGAACTTGCAGACGTCATGATCGCCTTTCGCACCGTAGGCCCAAACTCCGTCGCGGCCGTCATGGATTGGCTGGGTGAACACGCGCCGAAGGAAAAGATCAAAGGCTACGTCGAACAGCTGCGATCGCTTCCCCGCGGTACGGCGCTGGTCGTCTCCCCCGGATGGCTGCAGATCGAGGCTGTCGTCCCAATGCGCGCTCGAGAGACGTTTGATTCGAGCTCCACGCCAAAGCCAGGCGAACACGGACGCAAGGTGTCCGGCAGGGGCGCTGCTCCGGATCTGGCGAAATATACCGAGCGCATGAAGGAAACTATCGAGCGCGCCAGGGAGGATGATCCCAAGGCACTAAAGCAGACGGTTATCCAGCTACGCCACGAACTCGCCCAAGAGAAGACTCGCAAGGTCGTCCCGACTGCAGCCGCGGCCGTCCCCACTCCCACGAGGGCCGATCCGCAGGAGATCGCCAAAATACGAGCCGAGCTTTTGGCGGAAGCTCAGGGATTTCTTGATCAGCGCAAAGAGGAAGTCCGCCGACGCCTGAATGATGCCACCTCAGAGATCATGAATTCGGCCGCTTGGGTGCTCCCTAAACCGTCCCAGCGGGTCGAGGCAGCGCTTGCAACACTCAAGTCAGTTCCAGCTCCAGTTTCATCCGCAAACAGACGCGCACCCATCCCGGCTCCGCACACCCACTCAGATACGCGCACGAATTCCCTTCCCAAGCCAGCTCTCCCCGCGGGTGATCGTGACGGCCTCTCGGCCAGCCAAAGCGCAATCCTTCAGGCCATCGGCAATGGGATTGCCATCGGGCGTCCGGTTTTAACTCGGACGTGGGCAGCATTTCTGGCCGGCGTAAGTCCCAAATCGAGCGGCTTCGAAAAGAATCTCTCCACGCTCAGGACACGCGGCTTCATCGACTACGGCGCCGGCAGCACGCTGTTTCTAACTGAAGAGGGCCGCAAGCTCGTACCCGTCACTCAAGCGGTGAATGAGGACGGCTTGCATCGCCAGATCGCTAGCATGCTGAGCAGCTCACAGGCCAACATTATGCGCGAGCTTTTGGCGCAGCGAGGCGAGCCAATGACGCGCGAGGAGCTCGCCGAGGCCTGCAACGTTTCCGCCAAGTCCTCCGGCTTTGAGAAAAACCTGAGCTCCCTTCGATCTTTAAAACTGATCGACTACGGTCCGCAGTCGACGGTGTTCGCGGTTGACGATCTGTTTTTGACGCCGGCAGAACGAAAGCTCCCATAAGCTTTCGAGCTTCCACAAAAGGGCACTCCTGAAACTTTCTTTTGTATATCGGTGCGATGGCGTTTAATAATTGGAGCGAAGGCGGTGCGCAACGATGATTTTGGCTGTCGGCAACGTGAAGGGCGGCGTCGGCAAAACCACCCTCGCGATCAATCTCGCAATCGCCCGCGCCCGTTCAGGCCGCGATGTCCTACTGGTCGACGGCGATGATCAGGGTACAGCGATCGCATTCACCGAGCTGCGAACCGAACAGAAGGACGGAAAGCCAGGCTATACGGTGGTTTCACTCCACGGAGCCGCGATCCGCACTCAGGTCCGCCAGCTCGCTCCGAAATATTCAGACATTGTCATCGATGTTGGTGGCCGTGACACCGGAAGCCTTCGAGCCGCCCTCACGGTCGCCGACATGGTTCTTATTCCCGTCCAGCCGCGCAGCTTCGATCTGTGGGGGGTAGACCAAACCGCGGAGTTGATCAAAGAGGCCCGCGAGATCAACGAAGATCTCCGGGCGGTCTCTGTCATTAACGCCGCGGATGCGCAGGGCAAAGACAATGAAGCCGCGGCCGATGCCCTGCGTGAGATACAGGGAATAGACCTTGCCCCCGGTTTTATCGTGCGCCGCAAGGCATTCCCCAATGCCGCCGCGGCCGGCCTTTCCGTGTTGGAATACGACGACCCCAAAGCAATCGAAGAATTCACCCGCCTGGCTGACACGCTGTTCCTACATACAAATGCTATCGGAGCGAAATGACATGGCTATCGCAAAGAATCCCAAACGCAAACGTGCAGAGGGAAGGGAAGAGCAGGCTCAAGCCTTCATTTCCAAAACCGGGTCCGCAGTTGAGAACCCGGAAGAAGAACAAAACAAAAAACCAATCATGATTCGCGTTGACCCTAGGATGCTCGATCGGATCGACCACGCGGCGAAGCGCCTGGGCATCAGCCGCAGTGCCTTCATCGTTTCCAGCGCAGCAATCCGCGTAGAGAGCATGGAATGACAAACCAGCATGCCAGCGAGGCCCACGAATGGAATCGTCCAGCGCGGCACGCAGAGAAGTATCTTGAATTTGAATTCCGCGGCCGTCGAACGCATATCGGTGACGACCACCGAGGCGAAAAATGATGAGCAAGCGCCAGTCCGATGGGCTCAAGCCGCTCGGTGAGCTCATTTCTCCGCGACTGCCGAAGCAGGGAAGTCGTCACCATGACGCGCAAACCGTTCTGCCTGGCTTCCCAGATCCGCCGCCCAAGATTCGGGCCCTGACGCCCACACGCGCTCAGAATCGCCTGCTGGATGCCATGGAAGATATCTACGGCGGCGATCCGCGCGAGCTCCGGTATCTGCATGTGGTCCTGGCTCAATGCGGGCTGCCGTACCGCGAACCTGAAACCGGCCTTCCTTTCTACGAGAAAAAGAACGGCCGAGCTTCTCTCATCCTCACGCCCGGAGTACTACTCGACCCAAAGACACGGAAACCAACCCTGCAGGGAATCCCTTACGGTGCAAAGCCACGGCTGCTGATGATCCACCTTTGCACAGAATCGAAGCTGCATAAGTCTCCGGAGGTGGAGATCTCCGACAGCATGAGCGCATTCATGCGCGATCTTGGGCTGGGAGTCACGGGCGGTCAGAATGGCAGCATCGCCAGATTCAAGGATCAGATGAACAGGCTGGCCGCAACCCGGATGCAGCTGCTGTTCGACGATGAAGACAGAGTGTCAATGGTAAACGCATCCAGCCCGATCAGCCGCTATGACGTCTGGTTCCCCCGCAGCCCAAACCAGCGAATGCTGTGGCCGACGACAGTGACACTCAGCAGCGAGTTTTACGACAGCCTGATGGGACAGAATGCTCTCCCGCTGGACGCGCGTGCGATCAGGGCGCTCCAACAATCAGCCATGGCTCTCGATATCTACACCTGGCTGGCCCATCGCCTATGCCGGATCCCGCGGCACAAAACAGTGCCAATCTCATGGGCCGCGATCCGTGCCCAGTTCGGGCCGGAGTACCACGACGCATACAAGTTCCGCCAGAACTTCAAAGACTCTCTAGCCAAAGTGCTCGCCGTCTACCGCGAGGCCAACGTTAATACCAACCACGCCGGCACACTCCAGCTCCGCTACAGCCCCTCCCCGGTACCGCCTCGCCGGCAGCTTCACGCGTGAGCCTTATCAGATGGTCGAGATAGAGGCTATCGCCTGCAGCTCGCTCCCGTGAGCCGCCCCAATCTCGAAGCGACCGCGCGCCCGACGTGTATCCCGATGGAGGGAATCTCCATACGGGGCAGCTGGAACGACACCGGGCCGATGAGGTGGATCATTACGCCCACGGCGAGAATAACTCCACTGAGTCCAGCAGCAGTAACGGCAATGAGGCGCGCAGCGGCCTCGGGATATCGCAGAACAGCTTCTAGCCAAGATGCCACGATAATTTGTCCTCTCCACGCTCGAAGCGCGCAGGAGAGTACTGCGAGGTCGAAGGTTTGTGTCAAATTTCGGAGATCTCGATGCAAGATGAGGAAAACTAGACACCTGCAACCTCGATAGAATCCCCACACAGGAGGGCAGCCGGAATGAGCACGTTTGGTGTCGCGCTGCGGTTCGTAGAAAGGGAGTTCGAGTTCTTTGGGCAGGGTGAGGCTTACAGGCTTGCAGTGATGGCCAAGTGGCCGTCAAATCGTCGCTATGAGAACCTTCAGCGGCTATCGGACAACGTTTTGACCGCACTGCGACGGGAGATGCCGGACACGAATGATCGGTTGCGGGTGATCTTCCGTGATCACCTGATGGACCCGTGGAGAGAGAAGATCGAAAGGATCATCTGAGGTGCAGACCATGACTGAACAACCCAACACACTTCCACCGTTTGCCTATCGCATTCGAGGCAAGAGCGGCCCACTGGCAGGGAAATGGCTCTGGGCGATGAGCGCCTCGAAGGGGGGTCTGCCTATGCAGGTCATGAATTGGCCGAATGTGGTTCGGAACGTACGTGAGTATCAATTCCACCCGCAGTTCCTAGACCAAGAGTCCGCTGCAACTCGCATCTCTTTGGAGACAGCACATGCATACCTGATCGCGCTCATGACGCTAGGCATTCATGCTGAGATCGTTGAGCCGGAATGAGCATTAAGAAGACGAAACCAAAACCCCTTGCCGCGCGAGTGCTGGGCCAGCGTCCGCGCAAACCGAAAGAGGGAGGGGATCGCGCCGACCACCCCGGATCATACGCTCGAAAGCCAGAGGGACGAGGAAAGAAGAGGCAGGCGGTTAAGCGGTAGGATGTTAGCCTTTTCTATCCTGTTGATGCGAGGGTAGATCGTGGGGCGGAATGCGCGAAAACACCCCACTTTGACCATAGCAGCGATTGAATCTAATACGCTTAGCTAGTGGTTAACGTTCTCATAACCCAAAGGTCGCTGGTTCAAATCCACCCCCCGCAACCAATATCCATGCTGGTTTGAAGCGGTTTTCGTTGATCGGCCCGTGGGAGCTATTTGAGAGCACCCAAAGGTCCGAAAAGTCATTGCTGCGATCAAACGACACTTTCGATACTGCGGCGCTCAGCGATGACATCTCGCTTCGCTTCCAAAATATTCCAAGACTCAATCCATGTAACGCAACTTGGCTACGAGCGCCGGGGGAATCTTCGAAGGCATCAGCCCGCGATAGCCGGACGGTCCGATGCAGCAGCCTAATCGCATATCCTGTCCATCAGAGGACAACCACCAAATGGCACGTGTGATGGTCCGGCTTCTGGATGAGGCCGAGAATCCCTATGACTACTTCATTGGCGAGGCCGCCGATTGCCCACCTCTGCCTCGAGTTGGAGACCATGTGAGGTATCACCTTGGCAGCGGCGAGGTGGCAGCAGTAGTGCACATCTACGAAGACGGCCCTCAGATCGACGCCTATCGGATCGCAATCAAGCTGAGGCTGCTGCGGTAGGCTCACGCCTGCCCGGGCGCGCGCCGCTAGGTTCGGATAGGCGGTGAAGTTCTCCTCGCAGGGAAACTTCACCGTTTTGATCCCCACTCGCCAGATTACCGGTGAGGAGGATTCAAAATTGATCGACCACATTCTCGAACACCATGACCTAGCCGACCAGTATGCGTCCAATGCTGCCCGGCTAGCAGCATCCCCCGAGCGGAGGCCATGGCGGCGCTAGCCATGCGTTACGTGGGGGGGGGGCGGGGGTTTGAGAGGGAGGAATTTCCGCTGGCATCTGCCAGCCGGCTACCGGATATCCGTACAAAACCTAACGGTAAAGAACTACCGGTTAAAGGTCTACCAACTTATGCGTGGACGTCCTACCAGCTTATGCGTGGATAAACCCTCAAACCCCTGATTTTCCTGCCTACCAACTTATGCGTGGAAAGCTGTTGAAATCTCGCAGGCAGACGACTCCGCGCGGGCCGCCTCAGGCGGCCAGACTGGCGCGCCCAGAAGGGATCGGGGGCTGACCAAACTGCTCGACATCGCGATTGCAGCAGATGGCAGCCTTCAGCACTCGCTGCACCTGGACGGGCCGACCATTCACTGCGCCCGCGAGGCGTGGAGTTGATCTCCAGCAAGCTCACAGCGGGCCGGAGGCCTGCAGCCTTCGCGAATCGCCCGGCAGGATACTCAGCGCGAGCTTTCACCGGGCATCGCCCCGCGGTTGCAGCAGATCACGCACGCTCTCGACGAGGGTCAGCTCCTCGCCGCACGCGGCCTTCATCACCGCTTCCAGCGCAATCCCCCCATCTGCGCGGGCCGTGAGGCCTTCCAAATCGCTCGCAAACCTTCTGGAATGGTCCAGCGCTTCGCGGTCTGCCATTTTCGGCGAAATTAAGGTTTCCGACTTCCGGACTGCTTATACGGAAGCGATCAACGCTTCCCGACGCACCGGCCCCTAACGGGCCAGTCCGTCTCTCGGGAGTCAATATGTCGTCACCCCATGCACCACAACACCCCTTACTCGAGGGGGTCTTGGCCCTGCGGCAGATGTCCCTTCAGCCGACGTACACGATCCGGGACGTGGCCACGCTTTTCGGCGTGAGCGTCCGCGCGATCCAGACCCGGGTCGCTTCCGGCCAGTTGCCGTCGCGGGACTTGCCCGGACGGGCGAAGTTCCTGTCCGCAGACCTTGAGCAGTTTCTCCGTGAGAGTAAGAAGGGCGGCCGGAAATGAGCTTCGTTATTCCTCCGACCTCTTCGCTATATCGCCGCAATCTGCGTGCACGCGAAGCAAGCGAGCCGGGCTTCGCGGCTCTTCCCCGCTCTTCGCGTTTTATCTGCATTTCTTCGCCGCTCTCCATTTGGAGCAACAAAGGAGAAATGCAGATATGACATGCACATTTGTTCAGAATGGTTCGGCAATTGCTGCCGAACTTCGCGATTCTTCCGAAAACAGTGCCAGCTCACCGATCGCGCCGAGGACGCTCGCCGACCTGCTGGCGATCTGGTCAGAGAATCCGCCTCGTCAGGTGTCAATGCTCCGGCACACGTGTGCCCTTCTGGCCGACTATCACGGCACGACAGTTCACGATTTGACAATCGATGCGGTGGAGCAGCGCCGGAAGAGCTTCCGTGCGTTTCTGGAGGGAAGGAAAAACAAGGAGAACTCCATCCGGACATACGTCAACTACGTCCGTATCCTGCTCAATCTCGCCCGCGAAGCCGGATGGGAACTCTCCGACACAACATCTACGGACTGGCGGTGCGTGATTGCACTGGCAGATGAACAGCACTGCGGGGACTTGGCTCGCAGCCTCGCCTCGATCAGGAAGAGTCCACGGGATGTCACGTTCGAGGACGTAGATTGCTGGGTTCATGAGATGGCCAAGCAGCGTCTCGCGTACGGGACGGCACTCAGCAGGAGGAAATCGTTTTGGCGCATTGTCCGGGATTGCGGCTTCGCGAAAAAGCTCCCGCCATGCATCTTGCGCGAAGAAAACTACGGTATTCCCGTCGAAAAGTTTCCTGCCGGCTTGAAGCAGGAAGTGCTCGACCTTCTGAAGTGGAAGCAGGACGATTATGTCTGGGACCGGCCCAAGGGTGCGCGCATCAGGGCGGTGACCGCAAAAAGGCTGGAACAGGTTCTCTGCGCCCTGTACGGCTACTACGTCAACGTGCTGGGAGACGTCGGAATCGGCTCGCTATCGCAGATGGCTCAGCCGCACCTTATCGGTGGCTTCTGTCAGTGGTGCCACAGCCGTCGAGCCGTTAAAGGCCAAACGCTGCAGCGCAACTTGCGCCTGTTTAACGCCGCACTGCATCAGCATCCGCGCTACAAAGACCTAAAGCTGGACTGGTTCAAGTCGCTCCTGGACGGCCTGCCGGTTGAGCCGGACTCAGTGTTGAAGAGGCGCAGGGCCGAAAAGGTTCTCGACTATTCAGTGATCGAAGCAATTCCAGACATGGTCAGGGCGCAGCGGACAAAGGCGGCGAAGAAGGGAAGCAAAGACGTCGCCCGCCTTGCCATGGTCGAACTGCTGATTCGATGGCTCAGTATTCTCCCGTGGCGCCAGCGGAATATTCGAGAGTGCCGCTTGTCTGGCGGCTCTCACCCAAATCTGTACAAGGGACGGGTACCAGCGATTACGACCATTGATATGCCTGCTTGGGCCATCGAGGAGCGCCAGAAGGATCCGAACGCCGACTTCTGGCAGTTCTACTTCAACGAAGACGAGACGAAGACCGGCTGCGAGGTGCACGCACTGCTGCCGCACCAGTTGATCGGGCCACTGGAGGAATATCTGGACGAATTCCGGCAGGACCTCGTAGTCGGTGACGATCCGGGGACACTCTTCCTGAACCAGGCTGGCAATCCAATGAGCCTGAATCAGGTTACCCAAGTCGTTTCTGCAAACACACTCACCTTTGGAGGTCGCCGAGTGACTCCGCACCCGTTCAGGGATGTGGTCTCCGTCGCTTGGTTGAAGGATCACCCGAAGGACTATATGGGACTGTCCAAGCTCCTGTGGCACGCAAACCCGAATCAGGTGATCAAGACCTACGGCAGCCTGTTCAACGAATCCAGCGGAGTTTGCATGATGGAATCCTGGCTGGACGAACGGGCAGCAAAGCGTCACCCATGAATGCCCTACTGATTCGCAGCGACCCGACTCCAAAGCGAAATCCGGCTCCCTGTATCGCATTGATGATATATTGCATCTATGCCATATGAGGTTGAGGTCTCGGACGAGTTCAGGGATTGGTACGAGCCCCTTTCCGAGGCCGAACAACTCAGCATCGAGCGTGTGGTGTTGATGCTGGAGGAGGCCGGGCCCGCGCTCGGATTTCCGTACAGCAGCGGCATCCAGCAATCGACGTTCAGTCACATGCGTGAGTTGAGGATTCAGCACGAAGGCCGGCCATACCGTGTCCTATACGCCTTCAATCCCGCCCGATCAGCATTGCTGATTCTGGGCGGCGACAAGACAGGCGACGATCGCTGGTACGAAAAGATGGTGCCGAAAGCCGACGCCATCTACAAAGAGCACCTGAAGGCCCTCCAGGAAGAGCAGCAGAGGGCAAACAAAAAGAAGCGCCCCCGGTGATTTCCGGGGTTAGCAACGCAATGGAGTGCACCCGCAATGCCCACAAAGTGGAACGATCTAAAGCACAAGGCTTCCTCCGCTGTCAGAGTCCAGCTACAGCGTGAGGCTCACGCCGAGCTACAGCGCATCGGCTTCGATAAGCTTCGCCGCGCCCGACAGAAAACCCAGATCGCCGTAGCTGCAAAGCTGCGCGTCGGCCAGGGATCCGTTTCCCGGATCGAGAAGCAATCTGATTTTTTGCTTAGCACGCTACGGGAATACGTTGGTGCGCTCGGTGGCCAGCTCGAGGTCCGGGTCATCTTCCCCGATGGCGATTTCGTAATTGAAAGCCTCGGAGCCGAGAGGCCGGCAAAGAAACGCCGCAGCCGGTCTCGGACAGCAGCGGCCTAAACCTCAACGCCGACGCGCGGTGGGCCGCTTTACCGCTGCTGCCTTCTCGAGGCGCTTAAACGAGGGAAAACAGCGCGCCAGGATGCCCTAGGACGCGCCGCTGCACCCTTCAGCAGGGTTTCCTGCGCTGGAAACGCCGGAGCGCGCAGTCGCCCTGATTGCGCGGCAGCAACTGTACAAAATGTCGAGAATCTGATGCGTCCTCAGAAGGCCAGCTATGCGACCGTCGCTTTCGCGATCGCCGCCGTCACGCCGAACGGCAGCTTTCGGACTCTGGCGGCGATCATCACTCGCTGCACCTGGACGGCCGACCATTCACCGCGCCCGCGAGGCGTTGAGATCTCAGCAGCATTGAGGCCAGCTGCGATCTGGCGCAAGCTCACAGCGCCGGAGGCCTGCAGCTTCGCGATCGCCGGCAGGATCTCAGCGCGAGCTTTCTGAGTCCTATCCACGAGCACCTGCCGCGCGGCAGCGCCGATCGCCGCAAACCGCTCTGCAGACACACGCCGGCCGCCGAGCTGCTGACCGCGAACCTTTGCTGCAGCCAGCGCAGCTTTTGTGCGTTTCGAAATAGCTTCGGCTTCCTGCTCGGCAACGGCCGCCATGATGTGAACCACAAACCGATTCGCCTGGGGCATATCGACGGCCACGAAATCAACGCTGGACTCCATCAGGCCAGAGATGAAGTGAACGTTGCGAGCCAAGCGATCCAGCTTGGCAATGACCAGCGTAGCGCGATGCTTCCTACACAGCCGGATGATTCTGGCATTCTGGTTTGGCCCAGCAACGGCAGTTAAGTTTGGCCCACTTGGGCAGCACTGGCTAGGCTTCATGGATGGAGCGACAGAAGCGTAGCTGGCTGACCAGGAGGGAAAAAGTGGAAC